GCCGCTCCTTTGTGCTGGGAGGATTACCGGAAGCCGGAGAAAATGGAAGGTGGTCTTATGGCAGGTAAGGTACAGGATGGAAAGGTTCCGGACTATGTTACAAAGGATACCATAGCGCAGATGTTTGGACTTTCCGGGCGTCGAATCGAACAGCTGGTTGCAGATGGAGTAATTGAGCGGGTGCGTATCAAGGGAGGCGTGCGTTTTGATCTTGTGTCAACCGTTCAGAAGTATGTAAAGTACCTTTCAGACAAGGCACAGGGGAGAGAACGGTCAGATGTGGAAGTAAGGTTAAAGGAACAGAAGCTTCGGGCAGATGTTGCGTTAAAAGAGTCCCAGGGAGAGCTCCATCGGTTAAGGACGGAGATTGCGATCGGGAATTACATTTCGGTTGATGAAGCGAAGGCGGACTACAGCCGTTTTTTTATTGTTTTTAAGAATTTTGCACTCTCTTTACCGGGTAAGATGGCCGGGAGACTGGCCGGATTTGTGGATCCTGTGGAAGTAAGGGAAATTGAAAACGACCTGCAGAAAGAGATCAAAAAGCTTTTGAAGGATTTTGTGTTGAGAGCAATCGTCAAAAAAGAAGGAGATGAGCCGGAAGAAACAGCGAAAAAACGCAGAGGCCGGCCCAGAAAAAATGCCGGGACGTAAGTTTTATGTAAGAAACTATCAGCTGGACGCTCTGCAGATGCTGTGTCCGCCGGAGCAGCTTAGTGTATCGGAATGGGCGGAACAATACAGAATTCTTGATGCAAAATCTGCGGCCATGCCGGGGGCCTGGAATAATAATATAACGCCGTACCTTGTCGGCGTCATGGATGAATTCAACAATTACGAGACGGAAACCATCATTTTCTGTAAGCCTACACAGGTAGGAGGAACGGAAGCGGCACAGAACATGATCGGCTATATTGTCATGCAGGATCCGTCGCCGACGATGATCGTATATCCGACGGAGACGCTTGCAAAATCCATATCCGAAAACCGACTGCAGCCGATGCTGAAGGCCACGCCGGAAATCAGGCGGAGATTTGATGAAAATTCTCCGCTGCTGGAGCTGCAGTTTGAAGGGATGTATCTGACGCTTGCCGGGAGCAATTCCCCATCCGGGCTTGCCAGCAAACCGATCCGTTTTCTGATTATGGATGAGGTTGATAAATATCCGGGTGCAAGCAGCCGGGAAGCGGATCCGATTAAACTGGCAGGTGAACGTACAAAGACATTTCACAACAAAAAGATATATATTACTTCTACTCCTACGGTCAGGACCGGGCATATCTGGAAGGCAAAAGAGGAGGCTGATATTGAAAAGCATTATTTTGTGCCATGTCCTCACTGCGGTGAATTCATAGAATTTAAATTCCAGAATATCCGATTTCCGGATGACGAGGGAATGAGTTATGCTGACCGGGCAGAGGTGGCCGTCTATGTGTGTCAGAAATGCGGATGCGTCATTACAGATAATGACAAGCACAACATGCTCCGCCTGGGTGAATGGAGGGTTGTCCGGCATGATACGAAATATGTGAGGACAGTGGCCTTCTGGATCAATACGCTGTACAGCCCTTTTGTACGGTGGGCAGATATCGCACGGGAGTTTCTGCGGACGAAAGATGATCCGGAAGAGTTTCAGAACTTTACAAATTCGTGGCTGGCTGAGCCGTGGGAAGACACAAAGCTGAAGACGAACGCAGATCTGGTGATGGAGCGGCAGACGGAAATCCCGGCTTTTACGGTTCCTTCGTGGGCGAAGCTTTTAACCGGGGGCGTGGACGTACAGGAGAGTTCTCTTTACTGGACTATTCGGGCATGGGGAGAATTCCTGACCAGTCAGAATGTAGCTCATGGACAGGCGCTCTCATTTGCGGAGATTGATCTGGCGATGAACCTTGAGTATGTGAAGGAAGACGGAACGCCGATGATCGTAAACCTGTGTCTGATTGATTCCGGTGACCAGACGGACATGGTTTATGATTTCTGCGTATTCCATTCTGATTATGCGCTTCCGGTGAAGGGTTCCAGCCATGCGCAGCTGTCACATTATAAAATTTCCAAAATCAACAGGGAAGGAAGCAGCGCATATGGAATGGTTCTTGTGCTTGTGGATGGAGATAAGTACAAGGATATGATTGCCGGCCGTATGCGGAAAAAGAATGGCCAGGGAAGCTGGATGGTATATGAAGGATGTGATTATGAGTATGCGGAGCAGGTGACAGCAGAACACAAAGTAAACGTGAAGAGGAACGGAAAAATACAGCAGGTGTGGCAGCTGAAGCACAGTCACGGGGACAATCATTATCTTGATGCGGAAGTCTATGCGATGGCGGCAGCGGATGTTCTGGGTGTGCGTTCGCTTCATCTGCAGAATGAAAATGTACCCAAAAGACAGAACCCTGCGCAGGAGGAAGAAGAGACGGCAGAGGAAAAATGGATCAGGGTGAATGATGACTGGATCCGGAGAGGAGGAAGCCATGGAAGCTGAGAATCATGTACCGGTTACGACAAGGGAGATGCTGGACAGTATCAATGCTGCCATTATGGCGGTGACCGTGGGAGGCCAGAGTTACAGAATCGGGTCCCGTGCGCTTACGAGAGCGGACCTGAAGCAGTTGTACGCCATGAGGAATGATCTGACGGCGGAACTTGCAGCGGAAAATTCGACGGGCCTTCTGGATGACTGTTATGTGGCCGTGTTTGATGGGAGGTAAGAGAATATGGGATTTTTGGATAACGTCATAGCCGTATTTTCTCCGGAAACAGCATACAGGAGAGAGGCTTACAGGCAGGCCTATGACTGGCTGCGTAATTATGATGCGGCGGGTTATGACAGGCCGAACCAGAACTGGAGGTCGTCCAACCAGTCTGCGGACGTTACGGACCGGTACAGCCGCGATGATGTGAAGGCGAGAGCCAGGGATCTGGAGAGAAATTCTGATATCATGAATTCCGTGTCCGGGGCTTTTAAGAGAAACGTGGTCGGAGGAGGGTTCCGTGTCCAGGCAAAGACGGAGGAAACAGAACTGAATAAGGAGATTGAGAGAGCATGGAAGCGATGGTGTAAAAAGCGGAACTGCGACGTGACGGGACGGCAGAGTCTGAATCAGATCATCCGCATGGCGGTAGAGCGCAAGAAGATTGACGGAGGGATCCTTTTTGTAAAGCGGTATACAAAAGGCGGATTTGTTCCGTTCAAGCTGCAGATGATCGAGACGGATGAACTGGACAGCGGAACGGTATGGCCCAGGAACAAGGGAAATAAGGTGGCCGGCGGCATCGAGTACAACGAATGGAACTGTCCGGTGGGATACTTCATCAAACAGTATGATATTGAAGGATACGGGCAGCGGGAACCGGTATGGATCGATGCGAATGACGTGATTTTTTATTTTACGATCAGAAGGCCGACGCAGCTTCGGGAAATGTCGGACATGGCGCAGACGATCCCACGGATCCGTGACATTACAGAATTCATGACAGCAGTATCGGTAAAGGAACGGATCGAGGCATGCCTTGCAGTTTTTATAAAAAAGGGACTGCCGGTGACCGGCATGGGGAGCGGAAAGCCCGGGAGATTCGGAGGGCAGGACGACAGGATCAGCTATGATGGGAAGCTCCTTTCTCCGGGTATGATCAAAGAGTTGAATGTGGGGGATGAGGTCCAGATTGTGAATCCGGCAGGACAGGGAGCGGACGCCACCAGTTTTACGAAGCTTCAGCAGCGGCTGGTGGGAGCCGGTCAGGGTATCAGTTATGAAGCGACCAGCCGTGACATGTCGGAAGCAACGTATTCGTCAGCCCGGCAGGGGATGATTGAGGACGACCTGACCTATGGGGAGGAAAAGGAACTGCTTCTGGAGGTGATGGATGAAATCTATGAGACATTTATCATATCGGCAGTTCTCTCCGGTGCGCTCTCCATTCCCCGGTTCTGGGAGGAAAAGGAGCGCTATCTTGCCCATGAGTGGACGCAGGAGCCGAAGCCGTGGATTGATCCGCAGAAGGAATCCAATGCTGACAGTACTGCATTGAAAACAGGACAGAAGACATTTAAGCAGATTGCGGCGGAAAATGGAAGGGACTGGAGGGACCAGATCGACGATATGGCGGAGGTGCTGGAATACGGCCGGGAGAAGGGGGTAGACATGGAAAAAATCATTTTTGCATTGAAGGAGGAGACGGGAGGTGAAGAGACAGATGATGAAGAGAGAGACAGAAGAAAGAAAAAAGAGTAAGGATGAAAGGGATACTGCCCAGCAGCGTTTCCTCTCGGACAGTTCGATCCGGGCCGTGGAAGGGGAAGGGAATGAAAGGAAATTTGTTCTGAGTTTTTCATCTGAGGAGCCTTATGACCGGTGGTTCGGGACGGAGATACTTTCGCATTCAGACGGAGCGGTGGATCTGGACCGGCTGAATTCCATAGTATGCGTTCTGTACAATCATAACCGGGATAAGGTAATCGGGAAAATTGTCCGGGCATGGGTGGAAGGCGGACGGGGGAATGCGGAGATCGAATTTGACAGAGACGCAGAGTCTGAAACGGTCTTTCAGAAAGTATCCGGGGGGACGCTGAAAGGCGTGTCAGTTGGATATCTGGTGGATGTATGGGAAGACGTGGCGGCAAATAAGAAATCCAGCGACGGGCGGTTTACGGGTCCGTGCAGCATTGCAACGAAATGGACGCCGCACGAAATATCAATTGTGAGTATACCGGCGGATCCCACGGTGGGTGTGGGCCGATCGCAGGATGACGGGAAACCACAGGAAAAGGGAGTCGGCAGCTTTTATTTTTATGAAAAGCAGCTCCAGATAAACAATAATTTATTCAAGGAGGTAAAAGGAGCATGAATCTCAGACAGATGATTCAGAGACAGCAGGAGCTTCTGAATGCGGCAAAAGCTGCCAACCGGGAGCTTACGGCGGAAGAACAGGCGGAATTTGAAAGCCTTCAGAGGCAGATCGACGCTGCGCTTGCGGCAATGGAAGGAAGCGGCGGAGAGAGCGGAAGGGGACAGGAAGAGAACGGGGAGGCGGAGGATCCCGATCATGTTCGTGCAGAAGAGCGGCAGGCGGAACGCAGCCGTTGTGCGGAAATCACGGCATTATGCCGTCAGTTTGACATTCCTGACGATGAGATCCGGCGTTATCTTTCCGACGGAACGTCCATTGGCGATGTGAGGGAGGCGATCATCGACAGGCTTGCCAGGGAAAGAGCGCCTATCTCGCAGCGCGGCAATGCGGATATAACGCTGGATGCGGCAGACAAATTTCGGGCGGCAGCAGGTGATGCACTGGTGATGCGGTCGGGGATTGAACTGCAGAATCCTGCGGAAGGAGCGCGGGATCTGATGGGTATGTCTCTTCGCGATATGGCGATTGAGAGTCTGGCTGCGGAGGGACAGACGGGACTGAACCGCCGTTCTTCGGAAGAGATTTATAATCTGGTGTCCCGTCAGTTCTTCAACCCGACGGCTGCGTTTCCCTCTATTCTGGATAACGCCATTAACAAGGCATATGTGGAGGGGCACAGGAAGGTGGCCGTTACGTTTGACCGCTGGACGAAAAAGGGAAGCCTGAAGGATTTTAAGACGGCAGACAACAATTATCTGGCAGGACCTGCGGGAGAGTTTCTGGAGGTGCCGGAAGGCGGAGAACTGAAGCATGACGTTCCGGGCGATGCAAAGCGTCCGACCAGAAAGCTGAAAACATATGGACGTCAGTTTACGCTTACCCGTCAGGCATTCATCAATGATGATATTGATCTGGTCACCAAAATTCCGGCGCGTTATGCGGCAAGTGCGAGAAAGACAATTAACAAGCAGTGCTGCCAGATCATGGTGAACGGGCCGGCGATCTATGACGGAACGGCTCTTTTCAGCAGGGCGCATGGAAATCTGGTAAAAACCGGGACGGGTATCACCCAGGCATCGATGCAGGTTATGATTATGGCGCTTCAGACCCAGAAGGACGAGTTTGGAGACGCAATCATCGTACGTCCGGCAAAGATTCTCGTGCCGGTGGGATATGCGTTTGACATGTACACCATGTTCTACAGTCCGACGATCAATACGGAAGGGAACACGCAGGCGGTCAATCCGCTGTATCGGTACCGGGAGCAGATCGAGATCATCGAGGAACCGACGTTGAACGTGCTCTGCGGAGGTTTTGGGAACGTGATGCCGTGGTTCCTGATCGGCGCGGCGGACGATACGGATTTCATCGAAGTAGATTATCTGAACGGTCAGGAAATTCCAACAATCCGCAGGATGGAGACGCCGGGAACCCTGGGCTTTATCTGGGATATTTATCTTGACTGGGGTATTTCTGTTATGGATTTCCGTGGCGCTGTCAAGAATCCGGGAATCGCCATCAACGATCCGTTGGCATAAGAGGGAGGAAAAGCAAATGTCGAAAGCAGCATACTGGCAGAGAGGCGAGAGTCTTGACTATGTAAATAACACGACTGCGGTTATTGAAGCGAATACGATCATCCCCATTGAGGGGAGGATCGGGGTGGCAGGTACGAATATCAACCCGGGAGAGAAGGGGAGCCTTCATGTGACGGGCGTGTATGAGATCACGAAAACCGGGACGGCGGAAATCAAAATGGGGGCAGCAGTTTATTTTGACTGAACCGGAATTACGGGCGAAAAGAATGAGAACACGCCGGCAGGATATGCGGCGCAGGATGCCGCGGCGAATGCGGAGACGGTCTATGTAAAGCTCATGGGATAAAGGAGGAGGAAATGGCAAACAGAAAAAGGAATCAGGAAAAGCAGCAGCCCGAAGAGCCGGGAACGGCTGGCGCTGAAAGCGGTGCGGCATGCGAAGAGGGGAAGGCGGATAATGATGAGAATATCATGGATCCGGGCGAGGAGGAAGCCGGGGACCAGGACGGGGAAGAAGCCGGGGATTCCGGAGAGGAACCGGAGAGCAGTTCTGAGGATGTCCCGAAGGTGCTTACTGCCGTGTATCCGATTTTGTATCTGTCTCATCAGTATAACGTCGGCGATCTGCTTCCGGCGAATGATCCTGACATGACAGAGGCATGGCTTGCTGCCGGAACGGCGGCATGGGTGGACGAGAAGCATCCGGACGTCAAAGCAAAGCCGAAAACGGCGGCGCCTGGCCTTCCCGGGCAGGCGGACGCATCGGGAACCGGAAATGATCTTGTGGGGAAAGTTCCGGGCACCGGAGGCGGAAGGGGCCGGTAAATGACGTTCAAAGATCAGATCAGGCGCGACAATCACATGATATTCATGAATCTGGATGAGTTTTCTGATATCCACGTAGTAAACGGAAAGGAAATGGCGGTTCAGGTTGACAATAATGAAATGATCGACCGGGAAAAGCGTTATCAGTATAAGAGGAGCCTGAATGCAGACGGGGTGTATCTGAAGGAACTGCTTATTTATGTGAAGGCGGAGGACTTTGGAAAGCTTCCGGCTGTTGGAAGGATCCTTGTTTTTGACGGGAAATCATATACCATTTCCGACGCCGTGGATGAAGACGGGATTTATTCGCTGTGCCTGGAAGCGAACAGGACGGGAGGAAAATAGGATATGGTTCATTTTCTGGTTAATATGCAGGATCTGACCAGGATCGAAGCTGCGCTGGGCATGATGAAGGATAAAACCAGATATGTGCTGAGGGCGGCGATCAATGCCACAGCAAAGCAGACGATCCTGCTCCTTTCGGACGAAGCGAACAGAGAATATTATATTTCAAAAGCAAAGGTCAAAAAAACACTTTCAGTTAAAAACGCCACGGTACGGAACCTTACTGCGATTGTAACATCGCAGGATCCGGTAAATGAGTTATATGATTTCAGGGTTATTCCGAGAACGTATGTCCGCGGAGGAGGTGTACCGGGCGGATATAAGGGAAATGTAAGAAGGGATAAAGATGCAGCGCAGCTGGAGTTAAGGCCAGGGGCAGCCGGGGATCAGTATAAGGCTTTTGTTGTGAAATACCGGAGCGGTCATGTTACGGTAGGTCAGCGTGTTCCGGGAAAGCAGATGAAGTCAAAACCGGATAAGGAGTTTGTAAAAACTCTGCTTTCTCCATCCACTCCCAATATGCTGGGATATGAAAAAGGCGTTTACGGAATGGTGGAACCGCAGATGTACGACATGCTTCAGAAGAGCATTCAGGAACAGATCCAGCGGTTTCTGGGATAGGAGGAGATATGACGCCACTTGAACTGCAGGATGAGCTTGTGGGGGAAATGAGACGTATTCTGGACGGTTATACCTACAGGATTCCATCCGGGGAGCGGGTCCCCATTAACGTGTTTGCGCAGAACATTCCCATGAATGAAACGGATGACGAAGAGGATCCGATTCCCTATATCATCGTCCGTCTAAGCAGCGGAGAGGATGATGGAACACGGGACAGTTTTAATACGGTCAGCATGGTATTTATCATTGGGATATGGGACGATTCTCTGGATGCGCAGGGGTACAGGGACGCGATGAACATTATTCAGGAGATTTCATAAGGATCCGGATCTGAACAGGAAGGCTTTATACGCCGGCGAATTCCGGTGGGCGATGCAGGATGATGCATATTATCCGTACAGTTTTGGTGCAGTCCATATGAAATTTTATATTGCGGCAGTCAGAAGGGAGAGTGAATTTGCATGAGCAGGAGTAAAAAGGAAACAGAAGAAAATACAGTGGCCATACTGGAGAAACGGGATGGCGAAAGCGGGATAACGGAATTGTCTGACAGGATTCCTGCGGGAAATGCGAAGGGAAAAGAGATGGGAAGCGTGATGTATCTTGGTCCGACGCTTACAGGGATTGTGAGGCACGGGACCGTATTTAAGGATGGCATTCTGCCGGAGAAGGCAAAGGAATGCATAAAAGAGTTCCCTTTGATGGAACGACTTTTTGTTCTGGTTCATAAAATGCCGGAAGCGGTTAAGGAGATCAGAAAGAAACAGAGCGCCCTGGGAGTGGTTTATGAACAGACGGCGCAGAAATTTCTAAGGAGGATATAAAAGATGGCTTATATGCATGGAATACGGATTCAGGAGAATCCAACCAGCGTTCCGGCTCCGGTGAGAAATGAAGCCGGCGTGCCTGTTATCATTGGTACGGGCCCGGTCAACCTTGCGGCGGATCCCGGGAATGCGGTAAACAGGTTATTTCTCTGCAGAACCTTTGCGGAGGCGCGGGCGGCTGTCGGGTATTCGGAAGATTACGGGAACTATACGCTGTGTCAGGCCATGGATGCATTTTTTAAGGCGTTCGGCGTGGGGCCGGTAGTTCTTTGCAATGTCCTGGACCCGGCTGTCCACAGGACGGACTATACGGAGACGCTGACCGTTGTGGACGGGCAGGCCGTGGCGGGGGAAACCGGCATTCTGCTGGACGGGCTTTCTGTCAGACATGAGGATTCCGCACTGGAGAAAGGGAAGGATTACACCATGACTTTCAACGATGAGGGGCATGTGGTTGTTACGGTCCTTACGGACGGGGTATCTTCCGTTACGCTTTCCGGCAGCAGAATTGATCCTTCCCAGGTCACGTACGGGGACATTATGGGATCTTATGATGCAGTCACTGGTGCGGAAACGGGAATAGAGCTTGTGCGCAGAGTTTTTCCAACGTTTGGGCTTACGCCATCGCTTCTTCTTGCTCCGGGATGGTCGCAGGATCCGAAAGTCGGGCTTGCCCTTTCGGAGAAATGCAGGGACATCAACGGGATGTTCCGGTGCGAATGCGTCCTTGACATCGACACGGAGAAGGCAAAGAAGTATACAGAGGCTGCAGATGTAAAACTGGAAAGCGGCTATGCAGACGAACATACGATCTGCGTCTGGCCCATGGTGAAGTATGCCGGTAAGGCTATGGCCTATTCATCCATCTATGCCGCCATGGCGTGTTATACCGACTACACCAATGACAATGTGCCGAACCTGTCCCCTTCCAACCGGGCAATCCGGGTAAGCGCCACTGTTTTAAAGGACGGCACCGAGGTGACGCTGGACATCAACCAGGCGAATGAGCTGAACGGGGCCGGCATCGTGACGGCGCTGAATCTGAACGGTTTTAAGGCATGGGGAAACAATACGGCGGCATATCCGGACACCAGAGACCCGAAGGACAGATGGATCGCCTGCAGGCGGTTCTTCTCCTGGTGGGGGAACAGCTTCATTACCACCTACATGGATAAGGTGGATAACCCGGCGAATTACCGGCTGATTGAGTCCATTGTGGATTCAGAGAATGTGCGCGGGAACAGCCTGGTATCCATGGGCAAGTGTGCCGGTATCAGGATGGTATACAGCAGGGAGGATAATCCGATTGGCAATGTGATTGACGGCCGGATCGTATTCAGGCAGTACCTCGCACCGTATACCCCGGCGGAGGACATCCTGAATGTTCTGGAGTTTGACCCGTCCATGATAGAAGCTGCATTAGGAGGTGAGTAAGAATGGGAGCAATTACGAATGTACCTGAAGTTATCAACCATTTCAATGCGTACCATAATGGCACGGTGCTTGTGGGCGTGACGGGATCTGTCACCCTTCCCAACCTGGAGGCCATTACGGAGGAGGTCGGGGGAGCAGGGATCCTTGGCACTTATGAGACAAGCATACCGGGATTTTATTCTTCCATATCGCAGGAGATTCCGTTCCGCATTCT